CCCATACGTCAGGCTTCATGTCTGCGTACTCGTCCATCACGAGAAACTTCAAGGACACACCACGCATTGTCTCTGGCCTGTCGGCTCCCTTGAGACTAATCGTGGCCCCGTTGACCAGCCTGATCTGCAAGTTATTTATGTGTGATCCTGCAATCACAGGGTGTCCTAGCTCCAACAGGGTTTGCCACATGATGTCACGGGCTTGCCCTTGGGTGGGCGCAACGTAAAAAACGTGTCCTTTGTCGGACTGTAGGGCGTTAATAATTAACATCCAAGCGGCTAGACGAGACTTCCCTGTTCTTCGCCCAGCGGCTACTACTTTGAACCGTGTTGGATCAGAGTAGACCTCTTGTTGCCACGGCAACAGTTGTACGTTTAGATCAGTCAACTAACTGTAAACTCTGTAGTGCTTCCGTAAAGTCCTTTGATCCACCGAAGTGGTAGAATACTTGTGGTATAGATCGTTTACCTGTCATGGTTTCTACTAAGTCCCACCCTGCTTGACCGGGAGGCATCTCTACGTACTTGAAATCCATGTTGAGTTCTTTTAGGGTTTTCTTGGTTCTCATACAAGCAGGACACCAATCAGCCCCTATGAATGTAATCATCGTTTTTACGCACCGTTAAAGTTTACAAATACTGCTGGTTGTTCCAACAAGTCAAACGTTACAACAAACTCCATGTCTCCAGCAGATGTAGTGTACGCTTTGATAGCGTCACCAGCCTGAAGAACAAATACAGCAGACCCGTCTAACAAAACGTAGTCCTTAGCTGATACGTTACCACCACCTAAGATGTCTATACGAGTACTGTCTGCTTTGTCTACGTAGATACCAGCGCCGTTAGTAGAACCACCTAAGTTGCTCACGAATAACATAGTCCAGTGGGCTACGTAACCGCTAGGGATTGTAGTAATAGTTAATACGTCTGTGGTTGTTACGTTAGCGTTCTTAGTGTACAGCATCAGTAAGTCCAAATCACAGGAGCAGAACCCCGTGTGTCTACGTGAATAAAGTCACCAGCGACGCCTATACCCGTAAAGCCCAACTGAAGCGCCTCTCTTATTATTGTGTACCGCTGAGCAGAGTTAGTTATTTTTATGTCTGCCGCTATTCCTTGCGAATGGGTTCCCGGTACATCTTTCTTGGCTTCTATGGGGTGGGTAGGGCTTCTAAAGCCGCTGGTGATAACAAAAGGAAAACCACACCGATCCCTTAGTTCATCTACTAACTCCATGAACTCTGGTTCCATGTTGTTCTCGCCTGTGTGTTGGCAGTCAAATTCAGATACGGTGAAGTGTCTCATTAATTAACTCTGGACCTCACGTAAGAAAACATAAGCTCTGCTTGAGACTCAGCCTCGTCAATCAACGAGTTCACCTTCGATTGTGCTACTCTCTGGATAGCTAGAATCAACTGTTGCGCCTCCAACCCCAGTGATATTAATCTGGATCGCACTTCGTCCTCCATCTTTGGTGACCTCCTTCTCAAATGCACCTACAGGTAGTATCCTGTCCATTACTAACTTCCAAGCCGCCGCTTGATTCTTGTGGTCGTGATCCAGAGCGGCCTCAAAGATAGTCTCTAGTACCTTAACTGACTTGGGACTCGCTAACATACGAGCTTTGTACTCGTTAATTATAGCGGCGTCACCCTTCGGACGCCCACGGACCCCTCTACTGCCCTTAGACTTAGCTGATATTTCTTTCTTTTTAGGTCTACCCCTAGACCTCTTACGTAAATTTATCTCTTTTCTAGCCTCTGCTTGGGCTTCTAGGGTGTTTTCTTGAGATTTTAGGGTGTCACTGTCTCTTGACTCTGACATTCTCCTGTTTCCTTGTGTTTAACGCTAGTTCGCATGAGTCCCCTGCCTAGGTTGTAACATATGAGGGGATCTATACGAACTGTTTAGTAGTAAACTAAGCCCCGCATACGTGTAACTAAATACAACCTAGTATATACTGTATATTATACCATATTTTTACTCAAAAGTCAAGCATTATTTATGTTAATATTACACAAAGTATACTAGGGACACTATAGATTTACTTGTGTTGCCCCGCCTTTGGGTAAACACGAGGTAAAACAGGGGGTTAAACACGAGTTAAAAACACTCTTTTTTACCTCTTTTTTAGCTAAATTCACTCTTTTATGAACAGAGGTGGGTACAACTATAATTAACACAGGTCAACCCCCTCCCCCCGTGTCAAAACAAAGGGCCACCCCAGTCTAACACAAGACCAACACGATTGCAAGGAAAAACATTGGTAATATTCACAAGGCATCAGGGGTTGACACGAGGCGCAGACTGTGGTAGTCACGAGGCCCGAAGGTTTACCACAGATGACACGAGTTGTCAAGTGTTTTATCACTGGTAATATTCACAGATGATTGTGGGTTGACAAATGTGTGAGCCTGTGTTGGACCCTATAGCTAACCGCAAGCATACTCAGCGCAAGTTGTCAAGAGATAAATTCATGCAACCTTTTATACACGGGCGCACGTGCGAGTAACACAAGTGCCAGGGATTTGCAATAGTCTAACTGTGGTAATATTCACACAATATAATACTTGCAGATCTCATTGGTTGCGGTATGATGATCACAAGTCGGAAGCAACGGTGCAACCGACACAAACAAACGAGGGTTATACTCATGGATAACGTAACACGCACAAAGGTATTCGGTCGTTCTGTCATCATTCGCAAGCGTAAGCGTGACAGCAAGCCGATCAGCTACAACCGTGGGCCTTGTTTCCACATTATGAATGCTGGGTACTGGTATCTCAGCGTAAGCCTACGTAAGCCACAACGCAAAGTAGGATTTGGTACTATTACCGATAAGTGATCTTGTGTTTAACAGTGGGCATCTATATGGTGTCCACGATTAAACACACGAAACATACGAAACGAGGACAACATATGTACACTTATACAATCGTAACGGAAGCGGGTGACATCGTTATGACGATAACATCTGAATTTGATACTAGACTAACTCTAGATGGCTACGCCTCAGAGTACATAGTGCCAATCTTGAACACGCTCAAGCCAATTTATGGCGAGCGTCTTTACTGGAGTGTTTAACCATGCTAAAACTATCAAAGGCATCTAAAATGCCGTGCCGATCATGGTCACTGCAAGCGCTAGATACGTGTCCAGCGTCCAGAGACGCCACGGGTAACCTAGTGCCAGCGTGTAGCGGATGCTACGCAACGACAGGTAACTACCGGTTTAAAAACGTACGTGCGCCACGGGAACACAATCGAGACGATTGGAAACGTGATTCATGGGTAGATGACATGGTGTCAGAGCTTGACAACGACAGATATTTTCGCTGGTTTGACTCTGGCGATATGTACGACATTCGACTAGCCCACAAGATCCTAGAAGTGTGCCAGCGCACACCGTGGGTAAAACACTGGATACCAACACGTATGTACAAGTTTGCGAAGTTTGCGGTAGTGCTCGCACAGTTACAAGCGTTACCCAATGTTGCTGTACGCTTGTCATCCGATAGCATTACCGGAGAGACAATACAGGGTGACACTACGTCTACCATTGCCACGCTTGACACTGTACCCACGGATGCGGTAGTGTGCGAGGCGTACACACGGGCGGGTAAATGCGACACTTGCCGCTCGTGTTGGGATAAGAGCGTATCCGTAGTCTGCTACATTGGGCATGGGCGCAGTATGGAAAAACAACAGCGAAACGTAATAGCGAGAGGGTAACACCATGAGAGACTACAGCGTACAATGGAATCACAGCGACTATCCAGAAGTCACACGGGAGTACCTAGGCATACTGCCAGAGTTTTTTATTCACGCCACACAAGAGGGTGAGACACTAGAGCAAGTGACACAAGCGATGGATGAAATATACCAGTTTGGTGGCTTTCAGTACCCTTTCGGTGGCGCTGTGGCAGACTCTGGTGCGTATCAGTCGCCAGATGATCCTGATCTGCAACCGTACGCCACAATATCGTACCTTGACAGGTTTACCATGTACTGTTACCCTTACGCTATCACGGCTATTCGTGACAACGACACGGGCGAGACTAAAATCGGGAGGTTTGACTAATGTGCGAGAATGAAATAACGTGGTTATGGGGTTTCGGTTGCCTAGTGATAACCGCATGGTTAATATTTAGTGAAGAATACTAGAGGAGCGTTAGACATGAATGAAGACGACGTATACAGTGACTACAGCCACTGGCACGACAGTACAGGGCCGTACAAGACTCTCAGGGAGATAGAGTACACCCACATTTGTGACGGTTGTTACGAGATAGTCGATAGTGTAGACACTGACACGGGACTGTGTGAGACTTGTGAAGACGAGTTTAGACAAGAACAGTACTATAAACACGGGATAGGGGAGCCACACGGGGAAGAGATATGACAAGCCAAGCATTAAAACTAAAGGTGAAGGCAACCAGAGCATATAGAGAGTTGAATTGCTCTGCACGTTATACCCAATATTGTGACAAAATAGACGAGAGAGGAATTGTTGATATAATAGCGGTAGAGGACTGCGAGGATATACTTAAGCAGTTAAGAGAGATATACGAACAACAGATGGAATTATAGAGGGGACAACAAGTGAACATATTCTACCTAGACCGTGACCCACACGAGGCCGCTAGGCTACAGTGTGACCGTCACGTAGTCAAAATGATCCTAGAGACAGCACAGCTACTGTCCACAGCGCACAACGAGTTAGACGGTGGGCAGATTGCGTACAAGAGCACACACAAGAATCACCCGTCTGCGGTATGGGTGCGCCAGAGTCGCCATAATTACAAGTGGCTCAGAAGGCATCTAGAGGCTCTAGGGGACGAGTACACCCGACGGTACGGTAAGGTACACGCTACCATGCAAAAGCACTCAGAGGCGCTTACAGAGGCTCCTATGGGCATACCTGACGGTGACTTCACTGATCCACCACAGTGTATGCCAGACGAGTGCAAGTCTAGTGATCCAGTAGTGGGTTACATGACGTATTACAACCACAAGGCAGACGATTGGGACGCTAGAGGTATCCCTATGAAATGGTACGGACGGGAGGCAGTGTGATCTGGTGGTTTATAGGTGCA